TGTGGTTTCAAACTTTTTTACGTTGTTGTAGTATAGGTCAACACCTTCTGTGCTTTTGAATATACCCATAGTGTGCGATGCGCTACTGCCACCCTTGATATTGATATTGCTATTGTTAGTTTGCAGGTTTAGTGGCCCTGTTCCATTGTCATAAACAATGCTTGAAGACCCATCGTGGTAAATCTGCAAGTCAGAGCCAGCACCGAACATAGCTTTGGCATTGTCTGGGAACAGGATATCATCCGTACCAGTAGGCACAGTGAACACTGTAGCATCAGCATCGTTCTTCAACGTGATGTCTGATGTAGAACCTTGCCCTGTCAGAATCAGACCTTCAGCAGCGGTATACCCAATGGCTGCATTGTCACCGGCTGCTGTGTCACCAGTAGGTTCAAAGGTTGTTGCAATCATTACTCCATTTGTAGCAAGAGAAGTATCAGCCGCATGGGTTAATGTAATATCACTATCTGCACCAAAATGAATTACTGCACTATCTGACAACAATTTAATATCATCACCGAATACAGCGTCTTTAACAACAGACAAACCACCGTCAGTTTGAAGTGAACCATCCGTTGTGCTTGTTGCCTCAGTCGCATCATCAGTTTTTAGAATACCACTAAATGTTCCTGTTGTTGCAGAAAGAGTGCTTGCACCTACGATTGTTCCACTAACATCTAAGTTACCATTAATATCAATCAGGGTTGAGTTGAGTTCAATCTCGTCATCTGCGTTGATATCCAAGTCACCATCAGCAGGTGAGCCAATGTTAATTGCTGAGTCGCGGAATTGAACTACCATTGCTGCATTAAGTAACAACCCGGTGTCAGCAACGTGAGTCAGAGTTACATCTGTGTCTGCCCCAAATCCAAGAACGGCAGCATCAGACTTTAGTGTTAGGTCATCCCCAACAGTTGCATCAGCGGATATTTCCACGAGGGCAGTTGTTATTTCTACCTCTGTATCTGCAGCAATATCAAGTTGACCGTCCGTGCTAGAATTTATAAACAGAGCAGTGTCGCGGAACTGCACCTTCTTATCTGTTGCAACTAGGATGTCCTCGCCCAAGCCATCTATGTAAGCGGTTCCATCCAAATACATATCCTTGAACTGCAGAGAGGCCGTGCCAATGTCTAGGGTATTTGAGGTTTTCGGTTTAATCTCTGTGGCACTTGCAACAAAGTCTTGCACCGGACCCAAGACAGTAACAGGCGCACCCTCGTCAGCCGTGCCGTCGTGAGTGTGTCCCGAAGATTCGTTAAAAGCAGCATCTACCGCGTTAAACTCGCCGTCCAAATCAGAGGCGTTGATAACGTTTCCGTCTGCTATGTTGTTAGAGGTGTCATTCCTTGTATAGCCCTGACCCATCTTTATATCCTTCCTTTATCGCCGCCCGTAAGTGCCGTATTCGAGCGTAACTGCGTCTAGTGAGTGTGGTGCGTTTGTCGAGTTTGTGCGAAACTGCACCGAAACAACATACCCAGAACCGACTGTCTGGCTTTCAAATAATTTCTGTACTGTGCCGCCGTAGGTGTTTGTTGCGTAAACGGCGGTTCCGTAGAATGCTGGAACACCTGACCCCGATGTGTTGTTGAAATTAAAAGCAGCGGGTTGAATTACATTTGAATCATTAAAATCAAACAGTAAGTTTACTTCGCTAATTAAACTGCCATCTGGGTCTGCGTACAAAAATAACTTGTATATGGTTTTGCGAACACGAGGGTCATTTATGGGTATGAAGGGTGTTGCAAAGGTGGAGAAGATGTCAGCCCCGTCCATGCTGTTCCCAGATTCCATCTTGTAAACATACCCGTTGTCATTAGCAAATACGATGGTTTCTGTTCCCTCGTACAAGTTGCTGCTGGCAACATGCGCCTTGAACCCTCTGATTTCTGCCCAGCTAATTGCCTGTTCTACTTGAGAACCCACAATACCCCGTGATGAAGATTCAGTAAAACTAGCGTTGTATCCCAAAAGTCTATACTGGCTCTTTGGTCTGATGACTACGCTGCTAAAAGAGGTGTGGGCAGTTACAAAGTCTGTTACATCATCCTGTATAACTTTTGATGCAACTGCTAAATTAAAGTCCCCAATCTTTTCAGTTGCAGACAGGCTTCTAATCCCATCTGGTCCTAAGTAAAGGATATCCCCACCAATCTCTTGAATTGTATCTGTTTCTGTACAGCCTGTATCAAGAGTGATGGGTTGTAGTTGAAAGTCTGCAATGGTGTTTCCAACTAATCGCTTGATAGACCTCTCACTAAATATTATAAGCTGTTCTCTAAAAATAATCAACCCTGTAATTGCACTACCTACATTTAATGTTCCCGCACCATTGGCTGCAGAAAAATCAGTAGAAGTGTAAGGGGAAGTAAATACGAGGTTTGAACCCTTTGCAAAAAACAGTTGGTTCTTAAAGTCTGCAACGTGGCTAGCTCCAACGCCCTCTGTAGGAATACCGTCTAGGGCTGTAAAGGTGTTTCCATCATAAATAAACGGTACATTAACTCCATCTACCCCTACCATAAAGTCAGTGCCGCTGTAATTAAAGTTTGCGAACCTGTGTCGAGCCATTCCTGAACGGTCTACGCTACGGAATGTAATTACAGCATTGTCTGCAGGGCTGCTGTTCAGGGCGGGATTGATAGCGAAGGTTGCGCCACCGCTGGTTATTGATGGGGTGGCTGTTAGGGTGTATATTAAAGCTACACCTGCAATAGTAAAAGTATCACCTGCTTGGGGTGTTCCGGTTATGCCGTCAACGTCTAAGCTCGTTCCGGTCTGTGAACCTGCATTTACTAGCACTGTTCCATAGCTGGGCGTGTTTATCTTTGACCAGCCAGACCCTGTTGATTTAAACAGGTCATCCCCTCGTGCTGCAATTACTGCGCTTTCAAAGGTATGAACTCCCTGCATAATACCCGCACCAGATGTGAAGGTTACTGCAGCTTGGTCGGCGGGACTACTTGCAAGCGAAGACGTTAAAGTTAGAGTGGCTCGTTTGTTCGTAGAACTAAAACTAACGCCACTTCCAGCAATTGTGTACGTTCCGGTTACCCCCGCTATAGTAAAGGTATCCCCTGCAACGGGTGTGGTGTACAGGTTTCCGATTACAAGAGTTGTTCCTGACTGCGACCCTGCATGAACCAGCGGTGTACCAAACGGGGGAACCAAATTGCTGTCGTACTTGGAGTACCCCAAGACTGTTCGATAACCCCCCTGAACAGAAGGCTCGTAGTTACGCAGGATACGAGCAGACCCCGGAGCATTAACACCATGCTGCAACGGAGACAGGTTCGTAATCAGGCCACCCTTAAATTCGATGGCGTATGTTTGCCAACGGTCCGGCATACTCTACGATGCTCTCATGTAAACGTTTTCGTTGACAGTTACAGTTCTCATCTGCTTGATACCTTCATCAAATTTGCGCTGTGACACTGAAGCCATCTCTATGTTGTCACGAAACATGTAGGCGTAGTACATGGCACCATCAATAATAACGTGACGAAACCGTTCTGGAATTGTAGGAACATCTGTATTGAGAATTAAGTCAACGGGGTCCATGAAGTATTCAAAATCGACTTGGTATGCTTTGTCAGGCATAGGAACTACACCAAATTCTGCATTCTGTGTTCGAAATACGAATTGAGGTGCTGCCCCCTTTGTAACGTCTGTCTCATCCTCTTGGTCAATATATATGTCTACATATTCATCATAGGATAACTGTGTTAAATGTTGCGCTCGTCCTACGCCCAGAGTAGTGTTACGGCGAACTCTGTAAGTGTCGAAGTCTACGTATTTTGCTTGCGTTGGGATAGGATAGCGAGTTATACCTGCAGTTAAGGTTTGTTCGTAAACGTTGTGGTTAAAGGGCCAGCCAAAATGAGACTGATTAACATGTCGAATTGCAGAGTTCACAGCCTCTTTAATTGCAGAGTAAAATCCTGCTGCAGCAGCAAAGTTCGTGGATGTTAATTCTGTTTCGTTTAAACGTTTAGCAACATCGTTGGTTAAGCTGAGAAAATCATACGCCATCTTTTACCGTGTCCTCACTTTTAAGTTAACCGAACGGATTGCTGTGCTGCCCGTGCTATCTACTATAGTACAAAAGAAAGTGTAGTCTCTTGTGTTAACGCCGCTTGCTATGTTTATTGTAGCCACCGTATTAGTGTTTGTTTGGGAAACATTCTGGATACTGTCAGTTACTGCCGAACTAGATGCAGTAGTCAGGTCTTCTCCGGCTGCTAAAACAGTACGAGTAGAGTACGTACTAGTTTCTACAGACCACACAACTGAAGAAATAGTTGCGGAACCAAGAAATCTCGACCAGTCTATACTGTAGTCGAGTGTTTCTCCGGGGTCTTTAAAGGGCCATTTGTAAGACATAAATTACTCCACGTAAACTGTGCGG